AAGCTCGTCGCGACGACGGGTGTCGCGTCCGGCTGGGTCAGCGAGACTGCCGCGCGCCCGGAGACGGCGACCCCGCAATTCGCCGAAATCGCGCCGCCCAGCGGCGATCTCTACGCCAATCCGGCGGCGAGCCAGGCCATGCTCGACGACGTCGGCTTCAATCTCGAGGCATGGCTCGCGAACGAGATCGCGACCGAGTTCGCCCGCGCCGAGGGGGCGGCCTTCGTGAAGGGCACCGGCACCAACCAGCCCGAAGGCTTCCTCAATACCGCCAAGGCGACCACCGACGATGCGGCGCGCGCCTTCGGGGCGGTGCAATACATCGGCACCGGGAGCGCCACCGGGCTCGGGAGCTCGCTCGACACCAAGCTCATCGACCTCGTCCATGCGCTGCGTGCCGGGCACCGTCAGGGCGCGGTGTTCGTGATGAACTCCGCGACGATGGCGAGCGTGCGCAAGCTCAAGACCGCAGACGGTGCCTTCGTGTGGCAACCGGGCCTCGCCGAGGGCCAACCCAACCGTCTGCTCGGCTATCCGGTGATCGAGGCCGAGGACATGCCGGACGTTGCCGGCGGCACCTTCCCGATCGCCTTCGGCAACTTCACGAACGGCTACCTGATCGCCGAGCGCGGCGCCACGCGGGTGCTGCGCGATCCCTTCACCAACAAGCCCTTCGTCCACTTCTACGCGACCAAGCGGATCGGCGGGAAGGTGCTGGATTCGAACGCGATCAAGCTGCTCAAGATCGAAGCCTGAGGCGCCCCTCCAGGCTTTGCGACCCGCCGCGGCGCGCGTGACCCCTTCGCGCGCCGCGCCGGGCTCTCGCGCCCGCATCGCCTCAGGCACCCCTCCCGCCTGACCGCCGCGATGCGGGCGCACTCTTTGTGGATCACAAACTGGGAGAAACCGCGATGCAGCGGACAATCGTGCAGCCCCCGGTGCCCGGCGACGCTGCGCTGGCGGAGCTCAAGCACTGGCTGGGGATCAGCCGGACCAACGACGACGAGACGCTTGCCGGGCTGCTCCAGACCAGCCTCACCATCTGCGAAGCCTTTACCGGCAAAACGCCGTTGCAGCAGACGGTCGAGGAGGTCATCGCCTTGGCTGGCGACTGGCAGGAACTGGTCTCGAGGCCGGTGAGCCAGCTGACCAGCGCGGCGCTGATCAAGGCCGACGGCAGCCGCCAGACGATTGCGGTGCTTTCCGATGCGCTCGAATGGCGCATCGCCGGGAACGCCTGCGTCCGGCTCCTGCGCCCTTACGAGGGAAGGGGCATGGCCCTGACCCTCGTTGTCGGCATCGCGGGCGACTGGGCAGGGCTCCCCGCCCCGCTGCGGCACGGCATCATCCGCCTTGCCGCGCATCACTTCCGTGACCGCGAGGGCAAGTCACTCGCTGTCCCCCCGGCGAGCGTCACCGCCCTGTGGCGGCCGTGGCGCGAGGTGCGGCTGTGATCATCCAAGCCTCGGCCAGCATCGACGCCCTGCTCCAGCGGTTGCGCGAAAGGGCAGCGCGGATCGCCGCCGCTGCGCTGGTCGGCCAGCGCCGCCGCGCGCCAGATTGGCACTCGGCGAGCGCCCTCTGGCCCGATCTTTTCAGGGAGGATCGCCATGGAGAATGACCTGCGCGCCGCGCTTGTCGCCTGGCTGCGTGCCGATCCGGCGCTGGGCGCGATCATTGCGGTCGAGGAGGAAGCGCCGCTGGCCGTCACGCCGCCGTGGCTCGGCATCGCCGCAAGTGCGGGGATCGACTGGGGCACCAAGGACCGCGCCGGCCGCGAGATCCGCATTGCTCTCGAGCTCGAGAGTTACACCGATGAGACCGCCGGCGACAGCGCGCTGCTCGCGGCGATCGAGCGGCGCGTGCTCGCGCTGCCGCCTTTCCAGCCGGGCTTCGAGCTCGCCTCGATCCGCTTCCTGCGCTCACGCAGCGAGGCCCGCGCCGACAACCTGCGCGGCGCGCTGCTCGAATACCGCTTCCGCATCTTCGAACCTCTCTGACGGAGTGACCCCATGCCCGCACAATCCGGCGCCGCCTTCCTGCTCAAGATCACCAATGGCGCGACCCCTGCGGTCTACCAGACGATCGCCGGGCTCCGAACCACGCAGATGTCGATCAACGGCGACACGGTGGTTGTGACCCACAAGCAATCGGGCGGGTGGCGCGACCTCCTGTCGGGCGCGGGCACGCGATCCGTCTCAGTCAGCGCTGCGGGGATCTTCCTCGGCAGCGCGGCGGAGAACACGGTGCGCAGCCGCGCGCTCGACGGGACGCTGGACGATTACGAACTGTCCTTCGAGGACGGCGCGAAACTGCGGGGCAAGTTCCTGGTCCAGCGGCTCGACTATGCCGGGGACTTCAACGGGGAGCGCAGCTACACGCTTCAGCTCGAAAGCTCCGGGCCGGTCGCGGCGGCATGAGGCCCGCCGCCAATCCCCTGCGCGGCGAGGCGACGCTGGCAGTGTGCGGCGTGACCCACGTGCTGCGCCCCAGTTTCGAGAGCCTGGTGCTGGCCGAGGCTGAACTCGGCTCGCTTTTCGCGCTGGTCGAACGCGCGGCTGCGGGCGCGCTGACCCTCACCGAGATGACGGCGCTGCTGTGGCATTGCCTGCCCACGGACAACCGCCCGGAGAGGGCGGCGGTCGGCGCGGCAGTGCTGGCAATGGGTCTGGTGGGCGCGACGGTGCCGGTGCGCGCAGTGCTCGCACAGGTGCTTCAGGGCGAGGCATGACAGCGAGCTTCGGCGCCGGGGCGGCGCGTTGCTGCGCCCTTGCCGCCCGTTTTCTCGGCTGGGGCCCGGCCGAGTTCTGGGCCGCCACGCCTGCCGAACTGGCGATGGCGCTTGCCGCGCCCGAGGATTGTGCCGCCCCTGCCCCGCCGTCCCGCGAGATGATCGCCCGCATGATGGAGCGCGATGCCCATGACTGACAATTTCGACACGCTCGTCATCGATGTGCGCGCCCGCACCGAGGGCTTCGCCGGTGACCTGGAGACGATGCGCCGCTCGCTCGACACCTCGCTGGTGGACGGCTTCGGGCGGGCGGGCTCGGTTCTCGAACGGGGGCTGCTGGGCGCGCTGCGGCGCGGCAGCCTCGGCTTTGACGACCTGAAGCGGGTCGCCTTCAACGCGCTTTCCGAGATCGCCAGCTATTCGCTCCAGTCGGGCATCTCCTCCCTGTTCGGTGGGGCCGGGGGTGCGGGCGGGTTCGGCGGCATTCTAGGCCACTCCATCGGTGCTCTGTTCGGCCTGCCGGGGCGTGCCACGGGCGGGCCGGTAACGCCGGGACAGGCCTACCTCGTCGGCGAGCGGGGGCCGGAGGTCTTCGTGCCCACCGCGTCCGGCCGGATCGAGAACGGCCCAAGCGCACCGGCCCGCGACGTGCAGGTCGCGATCCAGCTGGCGGTGCCGCGCGGGCAGGCCGCGCCGACCGCTATGCAGCGCTCCTCGCGCCAGATCGCGTGCGCCGTGCGCCGCGCGCTGCAACAGGTCTGAACGAGGGACATCGACATGGCATTCTGGCTCGCGCGCGAACGCCGCACGCAGGAGAGCACGTTCATGCAGCGCTTCGACCCGCGCTTCTGGACGGTGAACTTCCCGCGCCCGGCGATGGCCTCGGTCATCACCACCGGCGCCGACAGTCTGCGCGTCGATTGCGAGCTGCATCAGACGGGCGACCTTGTCGGTCTGATCTGGAGCAGCGCCGACACGCTCGATCACCCGCTGCTCGCCTATGAGACCGACCGCGACTACGCGCGCACGACGCTGAGCTTCCGTTGGCAGTCGGACGGCGTGATCGCGCTCGATCAGCCGAACGGGCCGACGCTCACCATCGAAGGGCGCGATGCCGCCGGGCTGCCCCGGACCTGGTATGTCCGGCTCTGGAACTATGCGACGGGCACGCCGACCGACGCGCGCATTGCGCTGCCGTTTTCGAGCCTCCAGAGCGGCTACGGCCTGCCCGGCGAGCCGGTCCATGCGGGCGACATCGACCGCATGTTCATCTCGCTTGTCGCCCCCGGCTATGCTCCCGGCAGCATCGCGCCGCTGGCTGCGCGGTTCAACGGCTCGGTCATCATGTCCGAGATCCGCACCGACGGTGCCCGGGCGATGCTGGAGCTCGGTGACGTGCTCCTCCCCCCGCATGGCGAGCGCATGGCGACGGCCTATGACGATGCCTACAACCAGACCCCCGCGCGGCTGCTGCGCGCGGTGACCGGACTCGGCTACCGCGAGGACATCGTCCACTATGTCGGGATGAGCCACTTCATGCGGCTCGCGCGGCAGACGGACGGATCACTCAAGGCGGCGGCGAATGGCGCGCTGTGCGCCCCCGCGGCGGCATGGCACCGCAGCCTCTTCGCGCTCGCCAAGGCGGGGGCCCTCGAGGTGATCGCCTCGCTGTCCTACGAGCTGTTCGACGCCTATTGCCCCGAGAGCTGGAAGCAGCGCACCGCGAGCGGCGCTCCAGCGCTCACCGGGTGGGTGCCCCCCTCGACCCTGCTCTCGCCTGCCAATTCGCAGGCGATGGCGTGGCTTGCGGGCGCCGCCAGCGGCTTCGTTGCGTTGCTGCGCGAGGCAGGCCAGGCGGTCCGGTTCCAGATCGGCGAGGCGTGGTGGTGGGTAACGCCCGGCCGCGAGATCTGCCTCTATGATGACGCGGCCAAGGCGGCGCTGGGCGGCAATCCGCCGGTCATCGCCGACATGACCGCACCCCTCGATGCCGCCGCCAAGGCCCTGCTCGATGCGGCTGGCGTGCTACTGGCGCAATCGAGCGCCGCACTAACCGCAGCAGTGCGAAGTGCGGCGGCGGGCGATGCGGAGATACTCCTGCTCGCCTTCACCCCGACGATCCTCGATCCCGCCATGCCCGAGCTCTACCGGGCGAACCTGCCGTCGGGATGGGCCTCGCCGGCCTTCGACCGCCTTCAGATCGAGGACTACGACTGGCTCACCGGCGGTGCCGACGCGGCGCGGCGCACGGCCTATGCCTTCGTCGACGCGCGGCTCGGCTATTCGCTCGCCGATCAGGACTACTTCGCCGGTTTCGTGCTCGACCCGGCCGATGCCGAGACCTTGTGGCAGCGCATAGACAGCGGGCTCGACGAGGCCGCCGCGCGCGGGGTTGCGCGCCGCTACGTCTGGGCGCTGCCGCAGGTCAATCGTGACGGCTACACCCGCCTCGCGCCTCCCCCGGAGCAAGCCATGGATCCCTTCGACGACGTCCTTTACCCCTTCGCCCTCGGGCGAAGCGCCTCGGTCGCGCCCGAGTTCTCGACCTCGATCGCGGTCACGGCCTCGGGGCATGAACGACGCAATTCGCTATGGTCGGACGCGCGCCTGCACTTCGACGTGGGGCCCGGCATCCGCTCGGAGAGCGAGCTGTCCGAACTGATCGCCTTCTTCCGCGCCCGGCGCGGCCCGGCGCGCGGCTTCCGCATCGCCGACCCCTTCGACAACAGCTCGAGCGGGATGACAGGCACGCCGACGATGCTCGACCAATGGATCGGCACAGGCGATGGCGCGCGGAGCGACTTCCGACTGGTCAAATCCTATGGCGCCGGGGAACCGCAGGTCCGCCCCATCACCCGCCCGCGCGCCGAGACGCTGCTCGTGAGCGTCGGCGGCGCGGCCAGCACGGCCTGGACGCTCCAGGCGGGCGGCGTCGTCCGCTTCACCATCGCTCCACCGGCCGGCGCCGAGGTGCGCGCAGGGTTCCGCTTCGACGTGCCGGTGCGCTTCGCCGAGGACCGCCTCGATGTCTCCGCTGTCAACTTCGCGGCGGGCGAGGCGCCTTCGGTGCCGCTGATCGAGATCCGGGAGAGCGCCTGATGCGCGTGTTCTTCGACCGCGAGCTCGATACCGTGGCGACATTCTGGCGCATCTATCGCCGCGACGGCTCCGCGCTCGCATTCACCAGCCACGACCGCGACCTAACCTTCGGCGGCATCCGGCACCTCGCCGCTCCGGGCATGATCCCGGCTGCTATCCGCCTCACCTCGGAGCTTGCCAATGACAGCGCGGAGGTGCGGGGCGCGCTCAATCATGCCTCGATCAGGGAGGCCGAGCTCGCCGCCGGTCTGTTCGACGAGGCGGCAATCGAGATCGGCGCGGTCGATTGGGCGAGCCTCGATCACCACACGCTCTACACGGGCCAGATCGGCCGCATCGAAGACGACCGCACGCAATTCTCCGCCGAGCTCAAATCGAGCAAGAGCGTGCTCGAACAGGACCTCGTGCCCCGCACCAGTCCCACGTGCCGGGCCGAGTTCTGCGGCTGGGGATGCGGTCTCTCCGCGGTGCGCTTCACCACCGTTCATCCGCTCGCGGACCTCGACCTTGAGGGGAACCGCGTGCGCCTCGCGGGGATCGACGGTGAGGCGCATGTCGACGGGCGCCTGCGCTTCATGGGCGGGCCGCAGACCGGCGTCGGCTTCGGGATCATCGATGCGGCAGGCGAGTGGCTGGTGCTCGACCGGCCGCTCGTGGCGGGGATCGCGCCGGGCACCCTTGCGGAGCTGCGAGAGGGCTGCGACCACACCATCGCGACCTGCGCCGCGCGCTTCGGCAACGCGGCCAATTTCCGCGGCGAGCCCTTCCTCCCCGGCAACGACCTGCTGGCGCGCTACGGTCAGTCGTGACCGTCCCGACGGATGCGGTCGCCGGGGCCGCCCTTGCGCTTGTCGGCTGTCCCTTCCGGCTCCACGGCCGCGACCCCCGGACCGGGCTCGACTGCGCCGGCCTCGTGTGCGCGGCGCTCGAGGCTGCCGGACTCCGCCCGGTTGCGCCGTTCGGCTACACCTTGCGCAACCTCTCGATCGAGCACTGGCTCCCGCTGGCGCGCCTTTCGGGCCTGGCGCCGGCCGCCGGACCGATCTGCGCGGGCGAGACCATGCTGGTCACTCTCCCGCATTGCCAGCACCACCTCGTCATCGCTGCTGATGGCGCCACGGTCGTGCATGCCCATGCCGGATTGCGCCGCGTCGTCCACCAGCCGCTTGACCCCGCATGGCTGATCCGCGCCCGCTGGCGCGCCGCTCCTCCAGAGGAAGGTTAGTTCCATGGCGACTTTGATCCTCACCGCCGTCGGCACTGCGATCGGCGGGCCCCTCGGCGGATCGCTTGGCGCCTTGATCGGTCAGCAGATTGACGGGCGCATCTTCAGGTCCGGCCGCGAGGGGCCGCGGCTGCGCGATCTGGCAATCAGCACCTCGAGCTATGGCCAACCTATCCCGCGCCAGTTCGGGCGGATGCGGGTGCCGGGCACGATCATCTGGTCGACCGACCTCATCGAGAGCAAGCACAAGGAGAAGGGACGCAAGGGCCAGCCGTCGACCACCGTCTACTCCTACTCGGCCTCTTTCGCCGTGGCCCTCTCCAGCACGCCGATTGCCCGGGTGGGACGGATCTGGGCTGACGGCAATCTGCTTCGCGGTGCGCAGGAAGACCTCAAGGTCGGCGGAAGCATGAGGGTCTATAGCGGTTTCGGCGATGAACCGGTCGATCCGCTGATCGCGGCCGCCAAGGGTGCGCAGGCACCTGCCTTCCGCGACTGTGCCTACGTCGTGTTCGAGAACCTCGAGCTCGCCGACTTCGGCAATCGCATTCCCGCGCTGAGCTTCGAAATCTTCGCCGATGGCGGAGACCAGAGCGTGTCGCTCGCCCAGCTTGTTCCGGCAGCAACGACGCTCCTGGACCACGCACCCCTCGCCTACGCCCGCGGCTTCGCCGACGAAGGAGGAGCGCTGTCTTCGACCCTGGCGGCTATCGACCAGGTGATCCCGCTGGTCTGCACGTCCGCCAGCGAGGGGCTTGCCATCGCCCCGCGCACAGCCGCGCAAAGCGATGTCATGGTCCTGCCGGACCAACTCGCCGCCATTGCCGGCGACGATGACGAGAGCCGCCAGAAGCAGCGGGCAGGCCTACCCGCGCGCACCCCATCGGCCCTTCGCTATTACGACGAGGAGCGCGACTATCAGACCGGCGTCCAGCGCTCCGCCGGAACGCGGATGGCGGGGCGCGAGCTGATGATCGATCTGCCCGCCACCCTGACCGCCAGCGGCGCGCGACGCCTCGCGGATGACAGCGCCAACCGGGCGCGCTGGCAGCACGAGACCGTCACCTGGCGGATCGGCGAGCTCGATCCGCGGATCACGCCCGGTTCGATCGTGCGCCTTCCCGACGCGCCGGGCCAGTGGCTGCTGCGGAGCTGGGAATGGTTCGACCGGGGCATCGCGCTGGAACTGGAACGCCTTGCCCCTCCGGCCGGGACAGCGCGCACGGCCGACGCGGGCGAGAACCTCGCGCCGCCCGATGTCCTCGTCCCGCCGACGCGCCTTGCCGCGATCGAAGCCCCTCCGGATGCCTCCGCCAATCCCGCGACCCCGCAGATTTTCGCGGCAGTCTCTGCCGAGAACAGCGCGTGGCGGGGGGCGGCGCTTTTCTCTGTCCAGGGCACGGCGCTGGTCGATCTCGGCACGTCGGGTCGGCGAAGAGCGGTCATGGGCGCCCTTGCCGAGCCGCTCGCCCCGTCGGCCGCGATGCTGTTCGAACCATTGGCCGAGGCTATTGTCGATCTCGTGCCGGAGGATCTCGACCTCGCGGACACCGATATTGCCGGACTTGCTGCGGGAGCCAACCGTATGCTCATCGGTGCCGAGCTCGTCCAGTTCCTTCGCGCGAACCCGCTTGGTGGGGGACGCTGGCGCCTGTCGGGATTGTTGCGCGGGAGAGCCGGCACCGAACCTGCCGCCTTCGCCGGCCACCCGGCCCTCACGCCAGCGGTGCTGATCGATGAGGCGCTTGTGCCGCTCGACCCGCTGCTCGTCCCGCCGCTCGCCACCTCGCGGATTGCCGCGATCGGCACAAACGACCCGGATGCGGTGCTCGCCGACCTCGCAAACCCGGGGCTCTCCCGCAGGCCTCCTTGCCCCGTCCATGCACGGTCCGAGACGGAGGCTGACGGGGCGATCGTCTACCGTTGGACACGGCGCGCACGCGGACAGTACCGCTGGGAGGACAGCGTGGAGGTTCCGCTGGTCGAGGAGCGCGAAGCCTACCTGGTCGGCTTTGGACCCGTGGATGCGCCGCATGTCTCATGGTTCCCCGAAGAGTCCTCGCTGCGCCTCACAGTCGCCGAACGCAGCGCTCTGTCCACCACGCACGGGTCGGGGCCTTTGTGGGTCAGACAGATCGGCACCTTCGACCGTTCGCCGCCACTGACGCTCGCATCAATCTCCTGA